CTGCAAGCCATGATGATGCTCGAGAAAATGAGCGTCTGAAGGGGAAAACAGAAGCCATTACCCATAGAAACGAACTTGTGGTAAGGTTTAACCTCACCGTTCAGCGAGTAACTAGGGGCTCGGTTTGCGCTAAGAAGCTCAAACCAACTACGTGGTAAAAGATCTCTAACCAACTCGGTAGATAACGAATCCGAGGCAGATCGTAGATCAATGGTCGCGTAGGGGTTAAATCCCCCTATACTTCCTTGTCGAGCAAGCTCTTGGTTAGGAGCCTGCTGTGATAAATCAAGTCCGTACGAGCAAAGCTTCGCTCTTAAGACCTGATCTATCCCTTTCTGGACAAAACCATTTAGTAATGGCTCGACTGCTATTGACCGATAGGTCTTGGCAGTCTTCGGCACGAAAGCAACTTTGTTGTAGAAAACGAGACACGCTTTCGCCTTGACAGATTCGCTAAATGCGTCTCTGTCGTAGCAGACCAATCCCTCCTTTCGAGGGAGAAACAGGTCGCGGTAATGTGGATTCCTCCACAAAGCCGCAAGCGCGTAAGGAAGGGCTGTCGGAGTAACGGTCCACTCTTGTGAGAGAAGCTTCCTCGCAAGATTAGTGGCATCGCCGTGAACACCGATTGATGCGCCCGGACCAAAGTCGCACTCATCGAAGATGGCGTTAAGATCAGGTTCTTCCCCGATCACACGCCTAATCCACTCACGAGCCAAAAAGAGCTCACGAGCGAACTTCTTACGCCCCAACATTCGTTGAAGGCGTAACCGTCGGTTAACCCTCTTGCACCGATGTTCTGCCACCAGAAATGCTTTGATGGCAGTAGCCTGGGGATCAAAACCCAGGCCATCATCAGCGGTAAAGGGATACTTTCGGATGAGTGCAGCGATCTGATGCCCCGCAAAATGCACTGCGGCGGTGGAATGCTCTTGCGCCACCACGGCATCAGCCCACTCGTAGAGAAGCCTCCATTGCCTTGATCGGATAAATCCGACTACGGTTTTGGAATCTTCAAACAAGTGAGAGTTTCCTTCTACCAGACATCGCAACAGCTTAGAATAGCTGTGACGACTCTGAGCACTAAGAGCGCTACGTAGAACTCCTAATGATTTCGGTTGATGCATTCCGCATCTCCTTGATCAAGGGAACAAGATATGATATCTTATCCCCGCCGATGTAGACAAGCAAGATTACACAAAGTACTCTTGCCAACGGTGGTGCCCTGTCCGAAGCTCGACGTCTTTGCCCTCGCTTTTCCCGGATTGTAACCGGAATTGGCTTAGGCATTGATATCTTGCTTTAGGAACAGGTCATCCGCCGCCTGGAGGAGGAGAAAATCCCCCATGTCGTCCCGGATGGAGTCAACGTCCGCTTCCGAAATGCCGACTGGTAGTGAGGCTGACACTTCCACAATTGCGTCGTGGTATGTGTCGGTGCCCGTTTGTACCGTTCGGGTAAACTTGGCCATCACTTTGGCCACACCTTTGAAGTCAGCTGTCGGCTTCGGGGGAATCCGTTTCATACTCAGCAGATCTTTCGAGCTGATGGTATGAGCGGGCCCCGCATAGCCAATGGCATCCTTCTCCAGTGAGTCCGCGTTGTAGGCCTTCGTATTTACGGTAACAGCCATTGCAATACCTTTCGTAATGAAGAGTCTATCGAAGACTCTGAGTGAAAAGAGCTATTGCGTCCACCGTCCTCGCGTCCCCGCCTAGAAGTTCACGAATGGACTTCACGCGGAAGACGAGACTCGGTGGTGGGACCAATGCTGCACGTACGGTGCTCTTTGTAACCGTCCGTTCAACAGCGTTTGGACTACGTTGCGTAGTCCAGTTACTAAATGTTGCAGTGCCTGATGTCCGGGTCGTAGTGGTGGTCTTTTTCACCACAACCCAGCTACCAAGGGTATGTACACCTGCCTTCGGGACAACCGCCTCAATGAACGAAGAAACGTTCACGAACCAGTCAACAACGAAGGAGTAAGGAACTAGTTCCCAAGCCGTGGAGGGTAAGTCCCTCAGGCTCATGCCCCACTGATACCCATCCAGTGCAAGTTCATGCACATAGAGGATAC